GGAGATATACCGAACTTGGCAATCTCTGAGAGACAATGATTTTGTTCGTGCCAGGCTTGAGCGTTGCGAAAAGGTCTATGGATCAGGAGCGAGAGATCGGGTCAGGTTTTATATGCGTCAAATGAAAGAAGGACAAATTGAATGAGTTGGCTTTATTCGCAGGTGCTGGTGGAGGAATACTTGGGGGACATCTCCTTGGATGGAGAACAGTCTGTGCAGTCGAGTGGGAGCAGTACCCCGCAAGCGTACTGTGCGCCCGACAAAATGACGGGCTTCTCCCGCCTTTCCCAGTTTGGGATGACGTTCAAACCTTTGACGGAAAGCCGTGGCGAGGAATTGTTGACGTTGTATCTGGAGGATTTCCGTGTACCGACATTTCCGCAGCTGGAAAAGGAGCCGGAATTGATGGAGAAGCCTCTGGAATGTGGCGAGAAATGGCAAGGATCGTTTGTGAAGTACAACCCCGATACGTCTTCGTGGAAAACTCACCAATGCTCACTTCTAGGGGACTTGGAAGAGTTCTCGGAGACCTGGCCAAAATGGGGTTTGATGCGAAATGGGGAGTGTTGGGAGCAGACGCCATTGGATTACCCCATCGGAGAGAACGAATTTGGGTGTTGGCTACCAACTCCAGTAACAAGTATGTGGAGAGGGGCGGCAAAAAAGAGGTTTTGGGGAAGCCAAGAATACAGAGCAAGTTTTACAACCGAGTGGGTAAGGACGAGCAAGGATTGCGCTCAATACTATCACCCGGACTTTGTAGAACTCATAATGGACTTACCGGACAAGTGGACAGAATTAAGGCCATTGGAAATGCACAAGTACCAAGAGTGGCGGCAACAGCATGGAGAATCCTAAATGAAGGTTTTACCAATCAATAATTTTGAAGTTGAGCCTTGGTTGCTTGAAAAACATTATGCCAAGCGGATGCCGCAAATAATGTTTGCGTTTGGGCTTTACAAAGAAGACATCCTTGTTGGAGTGGTGACTTATGGAATTCCCGCTTCACCACCACTTTGCATGGGAATCTGTGGGAAAGAATACTCAGACAAAGTTTTAGAGTTAAACCGAGTTTGTTTGTTGGACAACCACAAAAACGAAGCATCATTCTTGGTTGCGAACTCAATCAAGTTATTGCCAAAGCCAATGATTATTGTTTCATACGCTGACACAAGCAAGGGTCATGTTGGCTATGTTTACCAAGCTACGAATTTTCTTTACACCGGAATCAATGCTACGAGGGTTGACTGGGCAATTCGAGGCCAAGAGCATAAACACGCCAAAACCATAGGCGATGGTTTAAGCCTTGAAAAACTTAAAGAAATTCATGGAGATGATTTTTATTACATTGATAGATCAAGAAAACATAGATACATCTTATTTCATGGCTCTAAAACAGACAAGAAAGTATTGCGATCTAAGTTGAAATACGAAGTTTTGCCTTATCCAAAAGGCGACTCTCAAAGATACGACTCAGGAACTACAGTAAAAACGCAACAACTTTTATTTGCATGATTTATCAATAAGGATTCTTGCATGACTTTCATGGTAACTTTCAAAGTAGACGCTAACCCTGTTGGCAAACAAAGGGCTAGATACGTCAAGAGGGGTAATTTTGTCAGCACCTACACCCCTGAGAAGACAAGAACCTATGAGACTTTAATCAGGGATTCTGCAATCGAAGCAATGGGTAGCTCAGAACCATTGGAAACCCCTGTTAGCCTTTATCTCTACATTCGTGTGCCAATCCCCAAGTCATGCACCAAAAAGCGCCTAGAAGCCATTGCCAACGGATCAGAGAAGCCAATTCGTAAGCCCGATTCGTCAAATATTTTAAAGAGCGTTGAGGACGGCATGAACTCGGTGGTCTATAAGGACGATGCACAGATAATTAACCATCATGTTACTAAGGTTTATTCAACTCTGCCAGGTGTTGATATTTGCGTTAAAGAATGCTTGGACTAAGGGTAAGTCCTAATTGAAAAAGAAACAAACAAGAGTAAATTAAAGGTTTTAACAAGGGTGAATATTATGAATACATGGGAATTTGACACAACAATCGGTCAAGGTAGCGAAGTAGTGACAGTTGTCTATCAATACGAAATAGACGAGGACAAATCCACCTATAACGAGTCTGTGAAGGAGGTTTGGTTCTCTGGGCGTGATATTGTTGGATGTATGTCACAAGAGGCTTGTGCTGAATTGGAAATGGAAGCAGCAATGCGTTTTCAAAATCACAAACTGAACTACAAACTGGAGGATGTATGACCATAGAAGGCATTATCCGCATGGCAAAAGAGGCAGGGTTTGCTGATGAAGAAATTGATACTTGTCAACAGATATTGATTCACTTTGCCAAACTGGTAGCAGAGCATGAACGCAATGAAATAATCGAAATTTTGGATGCTTCAACTGGCTATGTTCATATGGATGCAATTAGGGAAAGAACATGAACGAACCTACACTTGCGATAGAGTTCATCATAAAAACAGCCCCACTTTACGCAAAGGCTAAATCTGATCGAATGTACTTAGAAGAATACAGGCGATCAAAACACGCACAACTGAAAAGCCTTGCAGGGACTGAAGTGCTTGGAAAACAGGACACATTTGCTTATGCTCACCCTGAATATGTGGAAATACTTGAGGGAATCAGGGCAGCCGTGGAAATAGAAGAACGCTATCGTTGGCTAATGACAGCCGCCCAAGCAAAGGTTGAGTGCTGGAGAACCGCCCAATACAGTGCGAGAATGGAATTAAAGGCCACTACTTGAACAACAAACTAAGCGCAAAGCATAGACTACACATTGGGAAAGTTAAACTATTGCCATGCTCAGTGTGCGATCAACATGGGCCAAGTGACGCACATCACATAGAGCAAAAACTACAATATTGCGTGATTGCTTTATGCCGTGACTGCCACAATAGCTGGCACGGCACGAAGGCTATATGGCGAATCAAAAAGATGGATGAATTAGCAGCCCTAGACGTTACCATTCGCAGATTGACTCAGGAAATGCCACTAGAAGGCTATTCTGAGCCGTTTTGAGCCGTTTTTTGGGGCTTGTCTATACCAACTATGCCTGACGTAAAAAAACCCTCCGTAGAGGGCTTTGGGGTTTATCGTTTTCCTGAGAGTATTCGCAAAATTAGGGCAATGCAAGCATAGATCATTCAAACCCCTATAGATTGCAAAATTGTATAGCCGCATTTTGGGCAATCGTTTGTTGATTCGCCAACCAAGCCGCCAATGTTTGACACTAATTGACAATGAGGGCAAACAACTAAGTCAGTGTTTTTAAGCGCATCATTGATTTCTAATTCTGATAAACCGAGCATTTTTTTTATGTTTTCTACAGTTTCACCAATAAATAAAGCCGATAAAATTTGATCTGGTAACATTTTTAACCCCTTAATAAACACAAACGCCACGGGAATAATAAGAATCTACATTTTTACCCTCTGGCACATCGTCAGGGCGAATCAAGTAGAGTGCTGCACCCCTAGGGTCACCTTGGATATAGGGTTTAATTTCAACTTGCGACATGGGCCAACCTAAAAACGCAAATTCACTGTAATTTCTTGATTCAAGAATTTCATGCAAACGCTTTTTTGCACCCTTTTCTCTATCGGCAATGGGTGAAAGTTTGCCAGAGTATTCGCTACGCCAAAAGGGTTTACCAGCTTCATTTCGTTCTATGCACCCCCCATCAATGCCACATTCCAGCTCATGCCATCTTTGCAAGATCATGCTAATTTTGCGAAGTTTATCGGCTTGAATTGCTGTAAAACCTAAACCGATAAGAGTATTTTCTTGCGCTGTAATGCGCTGTTTTTCACGTTTTGTCATTGACATATTAAAGCCTTTATATTGAAAAACCTAGTAAAACACTAGGCCATTAGCCCCTAGATCAAGGGCTAACAGTCTATTGTTTAAAACCCTGACAAACGGAAGCATTTACCCGATAAGGTTTCAACGTCAATAGTGCCAAAAGGGTGAACGGCTAAAATTTTGACGGGTTGAACTTTGCCATAAATAGACAAGTTATAAATTTGATTGATTTTGAATTTCATGTGAACGCCTATAAAGTTAAAAATTAGATTCTAGGGGCATGAAACCCCTAGGCAATAGGGACAAACCCTAGGTTATCGGTAAAAATATAATTGTGCGTTTTGTTCACAATCCCTAGGGGTAGAACCCCAATATTTTCTACCCGTCAAATAACCCGTCACAAACCAAAAACCCGTGATTGTGCATTGTGTAGGTTTCATGTTTAGCCCCTTATTGAATAGAATCGGTTTGTGAAATGTGAAATACAGTAGAACGCCTACAAAGCATAAAGCTGCTTTCACTGTCTTTTTGTTTTGCTGGAATCCATGTGACAACTTTCACGCCCTTTTCACCCTTGCGAACTTGCCTATTAAGGGCTAGCCATGCGTTATAGGTGAACACGTTTTCACGGGGAATAATGTCATTGGCTACTATTCCCTTATCTGCAAACCCTTGCATGATTGCCTGGTAATTGGCTAAGGAATCCCCGTTTTTAGCCCTGTTTAATGATTCTATTGATTGTGTGATCTTATCCATGATTTTGAACGCCTATTAAAAATGTGAACTATTTAACTAAAATATCAAAGTATGCAAGTAAACCAGCACACAATGACAAACCCAAAATTATTGCTACTAAGTAGTCTAAAAACCCGTTTTTCATGATTGCCCCTTAGATTGATAGCAAGTGAACTTTTCACCTTTATATTTTTCTTTTAGGGTTTGAACATACAAAACAGCAAGGGCGTGCGATTGTTCTAAGGTTTTCGCTTTACGCATTAGGGTTTGTATTTCATTGCAAGTTAGTGTTTTCATGCTGTCACCCCTAAAATTGAGGGTGAATCGGTGCAAATGCAAACGATCTGCTCAAATTTTGGTGCACCAAATAATGATTGCACGATGACGTTGCGGCCCGTGTGTGTGTAGCTGACAATTTTCATTGTTTTGCCGTGTACTGAAATGTATTGGCCAATTTTGTATTGACCTTTTGGGATAAAAGCAAATTTCATGTTAACGCCCTTTTGTTGCACTTTCCTATTGAAAGTAAAGTAATGATAGCAACAAAAAAAGAAAAAACTATTAGGACAAACCCTTAGATGCTAGAATTATTTTAATTTAATTTTTTTCAGGGTTTAGACAATGGCACGCCCCCCAAAAGTGGACACGATACAGTTTAGAAGGAAACTAGATAACCCTAAGCTGCAGATTCTATTGTCAGCGGGTCAGGGCAATATTAGTCAGGGTTTTGAAAACCTACTGAGCCTTTACCAGCATTTGCATGGCATCGGATATAGAACGGATAGCCCACTGGAAAGCATAGGGTTAGTTACTAACCCAGACGAAAAGAAAAGGGATAGCCCTAACCATGTCAATCAATAGGGGACAAGGTAAGGGATAGATAGAGTAGACGGATAGACGGGAATAATTCAAGTACATCAAAAAAGGTGCATCTGCTACTTACACTTTCCTAAACGTAAATGAGAATCATTCGCATTTAGACCTGGTTAAATAAACAGTAGGGAAAACCCTGGTGGATGGATGAACAGTACTGTATAAAAAGACATGAGGGTAAACCCTAGGTGGTGTATGGGGGGGAGGGGGTAGGTTGTGTGTGTAGATATTTGTGTACCCGCATCCATTCAGAAAAAGCTAAATTGACAATTCCAAGGAGAACCAATGGAACAATTGAAAAGAGGAAGAGGAAGACCCAAGGGGAGCGTCAAGATGACCATACAGAGGTTTGCTGACAATCCACCCCTAGTACTACCTAAGACAGACCATCAACGTCTTAAGGAGCTTAAAGAGCTGATGATCAGGTCTGGGGGTAAGGA